GAATGCTACGGATTTGGACGTGAATGTAAACAATATAACCACGGTCGGTGACCTCACTGTGGGGGGCGCACTGAATATTTCAGGGGGACTGGATTTCTCGTTCGGAGACGTCAACCTCATTGATCTACAGATTGATGGCACCAGTCTATCGTCTGGGTATAAGACCTGTATTGAACTGGGGACAGTTCCCACAGACGCGGTGTTGTTTCAAGGGGTTTCCCCAAGCGCTGTGGCAATGGGGTTTAACGGTAGCACCAAGTCCTGTCGCATCTGGGCCGGTGCCAAATCCGGCAATCAAACGGCGACTAATTGGGAAGATTCGTCTGTGACAATCAGTGACGAAATGGTCGTATCCGTACCGGCTTTATTTAACGACAGGGTTGGGCTAAACGGGCCACTGGTTTGTTCCGGAGTTACCATCTACGGGTCAATGTCTTGTGTCGGATCGGCTGGATTTTCAAACAGTGTTGGGATAAACGGGCCACTGTCTTGTTCCGGAGTTGTCAACGCCGGGCCACTGTCTTGTTCCGAACCAGCTTTATTTTCAGACACGCTTACTGTGGACGGGTCAATGTCTTGTTTCGGAATTGCCAACGACGGAGATTTGATCCAGAACGGTAATCTCCTGATGCCTACCCCAGATAACTACATTCAGACCGGAACAGTTGCCCTGGGACCAAATCCGGTGAACACAGCTGACGCCCTGGATGGTGGACTCGCAAACTACCTGAAACTCCAAATCGGGAAGAGAGACGGTAAGACGTGGCTTTATATGATTGGGAGCACCGAACCGACGGTCAACACTCCGGCGATAACCTTCGGGCGCATCGCAGCACATAAGGTATATTACGCCACTCTTCAACACCCAGTGCGGGTTCCACTATCGTTTGGCAAATCTCACCACGGACTGTTGGTATCGTCAACCGGGTCGTACATTGCGCAACCGACAGTTACAGAAGCGCATTTCCACGCAGAACTGACGGACCACGCGAACAAGTCGGCAGTCTACGGAGTTCTCTCCGAATACGATTTTGTCACAGGACAATCCGCCAAGGTAGAAAGTGAAGATGATTGGGAGCAGCGGTATCGCGATGACCAGCCCCAGAAAACTCTGGGTGATAAAGTTGGATATGTAGCCCAGGGAGGTGAGGGAATGATATGGTGCTGTGACGAGAACGGCAGCATCCGTAATGGCGACCTCCTACACGTCTCAAGCGTTCCCGGAATGGCCTGCCGGCAGAACGACGATCTTTACCGGACGGATACGGTATTCAAGGCCACCACCTCCACCGATTTCCGCACGGAGCAGACATTTACCTACCCCGAATATGACTACGACGGGTCGGGTCGTCGGACAGTAAACCCCAAGGGTGACGATTTTACATACAGCACACAATCCGGAAAGGCGGGCGAGGTATGCTCGGTTCAGATTTTCAACGACCGCTACGAGATATACAAGGGAGCGGACACCATCGCGAAGATCGCGTATGACTTCAGGACGAAAGCCCCGACCCTGAACGGTCGGCGATACGCTGCCGTATTGGTGGGGGGACTTTTTAAGATGTGAGTTTTTATCGTCACGTATAATAGACGCGCACATATGGTTCATTTAGACAGAGATTTCAACATTGTGGGACTTGGAAAGCCCCGAAAACTATCAAAAGCAGAGCGTGCAAGGGCTGTGGTATATGTGCAGGCACAAACCGGTATGAACAAACGCGCGGCGTCAAAGTTCGTGACCCAAGCCTTCAAGAAACACCGCATCATCGGTGGGTCATTCTGGGACACCCTGGCCAATATCGGGAAATCCGTGGTGGGCGCTATTCCGGGGGTGGGAGCATTTGCGAAGGAAGGCATAGATGCGCTTCAACATCACAGGGCGTATGATGCTGGAAAGGCGGCAAAAGAGGCGGTAATTGACACGGCCTTTTCTCTCATTCCCGGTGGCAATGTTGTCAAGGGAATCGCCAAGGCCGGGGTAAAGCACTTGTTGCGTGGTAAGAAGCGCGTCAACTCTGGACCGAGCAAGACGACCGCGAAACTACAAAGTCTGGCAGAGGCTTCGGCAGCGAGAAAGGCGGCGCACGAGAAGCGGCTGAAAGGTGGATGCGGAACCTGTCCGCACTGTGGGGGCGAAACAACTGTGTCCGGGGGCGCCCGTCGGCAAGAATCAGAGCCACAGCAGGTTAGACGCCCCGTAAAATCTCGGTGCGGTGGAATGTCCAAGCGCGGGAAAATCGTCGCGGGCATAATGCGCGAGACAGGATTATCTCTTCCCGATGCCAGCCGATACGTCAAAGAGAATGGGTTGTACACGGCACGCTAGACGTCAAGCATTTCACGCACATTGTCCACGGACACGGTGTGGGAAATCGTGACATGGTTAGATTCTAAATCGGAATCCTCGTTGGAGTCTTCGTCGGAATCTTCGGGGGTATCATATCCACGCTGGTTATAATAGACATTTTTCGGACCCGCTGTCGGACCCGCGTTTGCGAGTTTGGTAAAGTCATCGTCCAATAACGATTTGAGCTCTCGGAGTGACGTTTGAATCTTGGCCAGTTCGCGCAGTTCTCGGCCACTGAGTTTGAAGTTTCCGTAAATTGTCCGTGCTAAAGCGGATACCGCGTCTTCAGTCTTGCGAACTTGCGGGGCGATTGCCTCGTGATTTTTAAGCGTCCTGGTATATGTCATTATCTATTGAATATAGATAAAAACAGATATTCCTAACGGGGCCTATATTGTGTTGGAGGCTGTACATTTTCTATTGGGGATGTAGATTATGAGGCGGGTACATTTCGGTCTGGTCAGGACATTGTCCTACCGACAAACTCAGCCGACGGCGCTTCTTGGATTCTGGATCCAATGGATCACCAGGAATCAATCACACCAAGAATATATCTTGGGTAGAAGAGAAATGACTCTGCCCTAAGCATCGCACTGGCTAAAAGCCAACGGGTATTAGTAGATGCCGACAATACCCAAACTGGCAGAAAGTTATCGCGCGTTGTCGCCTCGCGAACTGATATTTTTGTGGCAAGGACACCCAAAGACCACGGGTAAAAGTCCTGCGGTCGTAGAATACGACGACGTGATCAAGGCGGATTCGCTGAATCGCGTGTTTGGAAAATCCGACAGCGTGATATTGTTCTACCCGAATCTTCAGCGAGGGGGGACAGTTGCGGGACACTATGTTGCGTGTAACCGACACCCAGAAGCACGCGCCGTGTATTTCTACGACCCGTATGGACTGAAACCGGACAAACAGAAGGCATTCGCATCTGACAGACCTGGATTATATGATGAGAGAGAAAACACCCTGATTCGTCATTTGCTTGATAGTGGATACGATGTGGACTACAGCCACCATAAACATCAGTCCACAAAACCCGGGGTGGCAACCTGCGGACGGCACAGTTTAAACCGATGTCTGTATGATAACCTGACAAATGACCAATATGACCAACTGCTTCGCCACGCTGCGAAAACTCTGAAGAAAGGATTTGACGATACAGTCACCACGCTTTGGGTCTAACCGTGAAATCTTCCAAGTGGATAGTAGGTAAAATATGTCGGGGTATGAGTATCTGTATGTCAATGGTCAGGTGAACGGAAATCCCAGTTTCAATGCCCCGGCAACAATAGACATCAAACGTCTGTCGCCGATTCTCAAAAACACGAAAGATGTGGTCTGTAGTGTGGAGCGATTCTATTTTCACGGGGCCAGGCTTCCGCTGTTTGACACATCGGTGGCGCAGTGGAAAATCGGAATGCGAATGGGTGGGGGTGCAATATCACAGTACGTGGTGGATTGGTCAACGCTGACAGCATCTCACGAACTATACGAGGCCGGCACCGCGGACAGTGGCACGTATCTCTATTCATATGTGGATTTCGCGGCAGGAATCAATCTCGCATTTGAGAATCTGGCAGCATCTCTCGGTATCGCCGAGGCAAACCGCCCACAGTTTTCATATGACTATGAGAGTCGCCGATTCATCCTAACAACCTCGGATACGTTTCGCGCCTCGTATGAGGTCGTAGTCACTCAGCCGTTTCAGTTTGCCCTGAATACATTTGACATCGTAGCGGACTCTGAGGCTGGGTGGTTTCGGATGGACATTGTGGGTGAAGTCACAGAGCAAACCGAAGCCACGCTTGAGCTTCTGAGTCCCGTGATGCGGATCGCGCTGCGGACGCGAAGTCTACCGGTGGATTATGAACTGCTGCAGCCGCCGTCCGTCACGGGCGGAATCACGGACGAAATAGGCTCATTTCTGGTGGATTACAAATATACACAATCCAATAATCAATCCATTCAATCCATTTTGTATTCAGCGGGAGATGCGGACCACCGCTGGCACAATATGCTGACGGGGACAAATCTGAGGGAGTTCAGCGTCTCCTTTTACTGGGTTGATTATGGCAACGTGTTCCACGAAATGCTGCTGACCCAGTCTTCAATGGCGGAGATTAAGTTGTTGTTCCAGAGAAAAGGCGGTGTGCCACTATCCCCCGAATGAAACGAATGAAAAATAGTTTCTCGGTGTCTACTAGACACCCTCAAACTATGGACGTATCAAAGATGAAGTCGGTACTTTTAGCCCCCAAATCCATGGATTGGGTGACACCTGAGAATATGGCAATCGGAAGCCGAGTCGGCAACAACGCTGACACATACCGCGAGATCGCGCCCAACAGCGGCGGCACCGCCACAGTGGGCAATGTTGAGTGGAATACACGATTCCCCGATGGTCTAGTGGAATCCACACCGAAGCTCAGGTCTGAGATCACCTTTTTGGTGACGGGTCTGGCCGCTGGAAATATCGGTGCTCGCCTCGGTCAGATTCAGGACAAAATGGGGGTGGCATCGTTTCCCCTCAATCGGGCCATCCAGACGGCGACAGTTGACATCAACGGATTTCAGACCACGACGCAGATTGCGGCGACGATAGATGCTCGGACAGCCAATATGGACCCAATGGATTTGGCCCTCATCTCGCAAGCCAGCGAGACGGACGACTACGAGGATTTTGACGCGACGCTGCTGATTGACCCCCTCCGCTCCGGTGGAAACGCGATAGACAGTATTAAGACCCGGGGTTTTGGCGCACAGTATCTCGTGGATTTTGCGAATACTGCCACCGACACCGAAATCCTGGTCACAGTGACTCTGGAGGAAATGATTGCCGCGGACAGTTTTCAGTGGGACAAGCCCCGAAATGCCCAGCCTTTCAAGAACATCAATTCGTTCATTCTTACGCTAAATCTCCAGAATGTCGGCAATTCTGTCCTGAATATTAGCCAGACACTCGCAGGTGTCGCGGCTACGGTTCAATCCGCCAGGCATTCGCTTCTGGTCCGCACGTGGACCCCCAGCGTGGTTGAGAAGATTCCGCCGTCTCTCGTGTACAACTCCCCGCGCACCACGCAGATTGCCCGGCAGAGTTACGTGGTGCCAGTCGCGGGCGGCCAGATATCGCTCAACACAACGACAATCAACGGGATCCCCTCTATGTTTGCTCTCCTCGTCCGGCGACCTCGTACTCAATTTGGTGCTGTGCGATTCTGCCCGATTGAGCAGGTTTCCATTGATATGGACAACCGCCAGGCCATTTTCCAGCATATGAACCAGTACCAGCTGTACTCCCTCGCCAGCCGAAACGGCTACAACAAGCGGTTCGCGACATTCGCCGGGTCTCTCAATGTGCCATCGTCGTCCAACCACGGAGCAGGTTCGGTATTTTACTTCCGTCCATCCGATATGGGGCTTACCGAGGGGTCCGTGGCCAACTCCGACAAGACCCTCAATATCGGGGTATCGCTTACTGTGAATGGCAGCGCCGCGGCTGAGGACTGTACTGTAGAACTGTACGCAGTCTACGACAATTTTATCATAGACAACAATGGGTTTTTTTCAGATTTTGCTCCCCGAGTAAGTCCCGAGAAACTACTTTCTTCTCCAATACAATATGCTGTGGAGGATAACACAATGAACAGAGTTCTCGGCGGGTCATTCTGGACAGACCTCTGGAACACCGGTCGTCGCGGGTACCAGTGGGTGACGAGCCCAATGGGCAGAGCAACAACGCGCGCGGTGCGTAATCTTCCGTATATCAAGGATTACGTCGGTAATGATACCGGAATCGGGCAAGTAGCAACGCGATATGGTTTTGGCAAAGGCAAGAAGGTCTCCAAGACGGGTGGTGAACTCGTCAAACTCGGAGGGGCAAAGTTAACGGCTGGAGAACTGCAGATGTTGCTCGGGTAGACAATCAACGACTTGTATTTTCATTCACCACAGATTGTGGCCGAGTGAAAATCATGTAAATGTATTTTTTGTGTTTTGAGGGTATTTATGGTGATTTAAGGTGATTTTGAGCATCAGGTGGGACACGTTTGTGAGTATACCTATCGTACGGGACACAAACGTGTCCCATGCAAGACATGCGTTAACAACATGCTCACCACCCTTGAATGATTTTGATAGAGATATGATTTTCAAACGAACCATCTGGGTTATGGTAGAGCCATTCTAATATCCGTTCTTTTTTAACCAATGAGATGCCTGGGGTAATGTCATACCAGTTGCTCTCATCAGTTTCCGAATACGCTCTCCGCGCTGTTTCATTATTGGAGACTGCTTACGATGCATACCCTTACCAATTATTTCGTTTTTTAAATGGTCAGTTGTGGCTGGCGTACCATCAGCGTGCCTTACATATCTTACTGTATTTCCAGTTCTTGACCTTAGAAAATGTCCTCTTTGTAGTCTCACCACATCGTTCCGATACACTGCTTTTTCCCTGGCAGTTACCGTTTCGTCAGTCAAAAAAGCAAGGATTTCATCTATATAGTCCTGAAACAGTATTTCATCTCCTACTATTACATCTGCTGCTTCTTCTGCTGCTTCTTCTCCTGCTTCTTCTGCTACTTCTTCTGCTACTTCTTCTCCTGCTTCTTCTGCTGCTGCCATATCTGTCTAACTTAAGGACAAATATTTTTTGGTGACGTCGTGCGTCGTCAAAGGGCGTCCGGGGTTATATCGTGTTATGGGTTGGGGGTGAACACACGTGGGAGCCTGAGACGAGTCTGTTGGAGCAGGTTCCGAAACGTTTCGGTGGGTGATTTTGAGCATCAGGTGGTACACGTTTGTGAGTATACCTATCGTATGAGACACAAACGTGTACCATGCAAGACATGCGTAAATCACTTACCCACCGCCCTTGAATGATTTTGATAGAGATATGAGTTTCATATCGTTTCAAAATGTCCAAAAATGGA